GTAAATGAGGGGTCATTAAACCCTAAATGTCCGTAAACCTCATCAGTTGAAATATGTACCATCTTACCGTATTTTGCATTACGGAAACACTCGAGTAAATTCTGCGTACCCACTACATTAGATTGTACGAAAATAGAGGGATCTTTAATACTATTATCTACATGAGATTCTGCTGCAAAATGGAATATAAAATCAAATTTATCTTCTGCTTCAAATAATCTATCAAGTTTATCTTTATTTACTAAATCAAATTTATACTCTTTATCGCATAAACCAGCTACGTATTCTTTATTAGAAGCGTATCCGTTTTTGTCAAGACATACAATACGATGCTGCGGGAAATTATCTCTAATAAACCGTATAAAATTACCACCTATAAACCCATAACCACCAGTTACTAGAATATTTTTACTACCAATTTTACTGCTTATTTTCATATCCAATTTTATTATTTGTTCTCGTTTGTATAGCTTTTACAAAATTACCGGCATCGAGTAAATCGTCGATAGTACCGCAATCAAACCACGCAGCCCCCTTATCCAATTTATAAATGCTAATATTTTTCTCCGCTATATACTGTTTAATTACATCGACAATTTCGTATTCGCCGCGATCGCTTTTCTTACAATTCTTTGCTTTCTCGACAACTGTATCATCGAAGAAGTATAAACCCGGTATAGCGTAATTACTCGGTGCATTAATAGGTTTTTCAACAACATCAATTAATGTACCATCTTCATCGAAAGCAGCAACTCCGTATGCATTCGGGTTATTAACTTTATACCCAAATATAATATTTTCATCCGGTAAGATATTTGCAAGATCTTCGTTTAAAGTATCGCTATAAAAAATATTATCACCTAAAGCTAATACAACTGAATGACCTGTAATATATTCTTCTGCTAAAATAAATGCTTGCGCTAAACCATTAGGGTCTTCTTGCATTACAATATTACACTTTACTGGTAGATTTAACTTATTAATTAAATGCTTATAATTGTAATACTGATCTGGTTTAATAATAAAGATAATTTCATCTACACCAGCATCTAATACCGTCTGTACCGGGTATAATAGTAGCGGTTTATCGTAAACTGGTAATACTTGCTTCGAGATACTATATGTTAGCGGATACAATCTTGTACCATTACCACCAGCTAAAATTATTCCTTTTCTTGCCATGATTTTGATAAAATAGCGCAGTTAAGTCTAATATAATAATCTTCATCACCAAAATCGAAATTAAAATCTCTTTTAGCTTTACTATTATCTAATACACAATTGCTTCTATTAGCTTTAATTGGTAAATCTTCGTATGGTACAAATTCCCATTTATCGTTTTGTAATCCGTATTCAGTCATAATATCTGTAACTTCTTTTGTCGATAAAGTATTATTATGTACTGCATTGTAAATACCTGGTTTAAAATTCTCTGCAACCGTATCGACAAACTCACATAATTTAACTACATCAGTTTTACTATTTTTAAAGTTAATAATATTATCGTATTTTTTAAGTTTAGAGAGAAGATTTTTATGATCCATCTTACTAGTAACTGGCATTCTAATACGAATAATATTAGTAAAGTCTTTATCTAAAAACATCTCGCTTAAATGTTTTGTTTTACTATAAAAACTAGAATCGGGATTATATATACCAAAATTAGGTTCATCCTCTTCTACATAATCTTTATCGTAACCGGTATATATACAACCAGAACTTACATTAATAAACTTAGCGTCTGTTGCTTTACATTCTTCTTCAATTACTAGCGGTACTGTAATGTTATATAATGTACATGAAGCTTTATTATCTTCACACGCATCAACGTTTGGATATCCTGTATAACCGCATGTATTAACTATGACATCAATTTTATGCGTTTTAATAAATTCCCGAAGACGATACGGTACGTGATACTGATCGTCTGTCTGGTTAAGAAGGTATGTAAGATGGTTATCTGAAAGGTAACTATTAAGATATTTACCAATAAACCCTGATCCGAGTACAGCTATATTCATATAACTATTATATAATATATATGCAGAAAATCAACCATCATGTTTCATAGAAGAGACAAAATATTGCTGCATATAGTGAGATAACGCGTCCGCTTCAAGATCTGTTTTAGCATAAAATATAGGAGCAATCGCATTATCGTCAAAATCATAGCCCATTATAATAAAGCTTTTCATAAATTCAGCGCATGTTGCTATCATTGCATCAATATCTGTATCTGCCCTTTCTTTACTAGATTGCTCCTTGACGATTAGGCGTATTACATCTTGAATTACTTTATCTACCTTTACATCTACTGGTAGTGTAGAGAGAGGCGGAACAGTGCTTGAATTTTCATCATTACACTCGTTCGATTCTAAGGATTCGTCATCCATGTGATTATTTAAGTTTACTAAATGGATTTTTTGATGGATCGTTATTAACTCCTTTAGATATAAGCTCATTAACGATAACTTCGATACTATCTGTCTTAACAAAGAAGCCTCGGTTAAAATTGTTACCACCATCATCTAACTCAAATAATACCTCATTTAGATTATCTTTATTATGATGGCATGTCATATAAACAGATGCATCACCGGGATTAATCATGATCGTCCATCGACGTGGATCGACGGTACTATAGGCGTTGAACATCTTAAATACAACAAAGCCATTATCCTTTAATCTCTTAATAGTATAACCAGCTGTTTTAAGCTTATTACTGATTTTCTTCTCTTTGAGTCTACCGTCTTTGTTTAACATATTAATTAATTAATGCAGATACAACGTAAATCAATGATGTGCTGCCTTTTTTCAGTGCACAGGTAATGATTCCCATATCTTGGTTAACTCTAAAATTAACTTCGCGACTTCCACCAAAACTTAATAACCTAAATGATTCAAAGTTAACTGCGAGGGGTTTTGATAAAGCATTACCTTCATAGGTTTCACTTAACACACATACGAAGTTATCTGTATTATGACGATTCTTATCACCCAACTCTCCGGAGATACCTTCGCCTTCTTGGAAGATGTAAAGCTTAGATGTTTCAGTAGTAAATGAACTACCCTTATATAGCATTCCTAGATCTTTTTCGGTAACTTTAAAGTTAGTATCAAACTCCAGATTATTAATCTTATTAACATTAATATTAGGTAGTTTAATAATACCATCGTCAAGAACATGATATCTAAACTTATACCCGTTCTTACTATAGGAAATATTATTATCGTTTATTGTTATAGATATTTCATTTTCTGGTACAATATCTAATACTCTAATTAGCTTTTTAATATCAGGTATATTTAGAGTAACAGATTCTACTGACCCGATATCAACTTCACATTCTAAATCAGCTCTACATACAACAGTTGAATCGGCTGCTGCAATTGTACACGAGACGTTATTGTTAGTAACCTTAAGAACACACATATCATTTAGATTTGATATAGGTCCGAGAAAGTTAGTAATGAAGTCTTTCTTATTTTTTAGTTTTAAATATGCCATATATTGCCTCAATTATACTAGGTTTCCTCTTTAGAAACAACTTTTTTTCTGGTACTAGATTTTTTTTTTGCTAACACCTCTTTAGCTTCTTGATATGTTTTTACAAAATCCGAATGCACTAAACTTATTTCATCCACTTTTCTATGCAATTTATCTAACCTTGTTAATATTTTTTCGATCAATGTAAATAATTCTTCTTTCTCGTTTACATCGAAACTGAAGGTTAGTTGATTATCATCTTGCTGGGAATGTACATCATTTACCGTCAATGAACCGGGCTGCACCGGTGGGGGAGATACAACCGGTACAGCTTCGACTGGCTGCTGTACCGGTTGAGCTTGAACAGGTGATGTATTTACCGCGGTATTAGCTGCATTAGACTTTACAACATGTTCTAGATGCTGTTTGATACTGTCGCTGCGATTACCGAGCGACGTTGAATTACCAACAATGTTACCGTCTAACTTCTTAACTTCACCGTAGGTATTACCCATGAAGTTAATAAGCACCGCTTTTTCCTCTTCTGGAGTAAGCTTTCTCTCAAAGCTACTCGGTGGGGCCTGTTCTTGATCTTCCATATATATTAGATATCTAGACCGTCAAGTAAATCTTGAATGTCACTATCATCGGTTGAAGCTGTAGTTGTTGCAACAGCTACTGGAACTGGTGCGGCAGTAGCTGGTGCAGATGTAGGTACTGTAACAGGAGCAGGAGCTGCCTCGCTACGTTGCGAGTCGGCATCTTCGCAGAGAATATGCTCATTAACCATCTCTTTAAGTTCATCATAACTCTTAATAGGGAAGATTGAGTTGAGCTCCACACCACTTTTATAGATTTTTTCGTGATCACTTTCTGCAAGACCTTTAATCTCAGTAGGAAAGGTAAACTTTGATGAAACATACGTCGGAAAATCACCTTGCTTCTCAACAATAATTTTAAAGTTAACGCCATCAGGTCCGAGATCAAAGATACGAGGACCTAGATCGCCGGCATCCTCGCCGTCGATTGCACTTGCAATAACTTTATGTAATTGTTTACCGTAACGTAGAACCATAGTTTTACCGTTATTATCCGGATTAACAGGATCATTTACAACATAAACATTAGCAAGCCATTTTTCGGAACGCATAATCTTACTAGCGATCGCCTTTTCTTCATCATTACCTCTATAAAATTTATAGCGGGTTTCTGCAATTGGGTCACGGTCACCGAACGTCTGAGGCGAGATCGCTGCTACATACTGACCTGTAGAAAAGCTATTCCAGCCATGTTGAAAATAATGAAAGAACGTCTTCGACGGATCTGCAGCGAACGGCAGAAGTCGCACCGTATAGGTATTACCCGGTTCAGTACGCAGGATATT